CGTTCGTTTAGCAGTTTGATCAGTTCAGTTTTTTGAACGTCGGTCAGATTCATTTTTTGATTTTTGCCGTTGATGTTTTGGCGGATGCTGGCTTCAGCGGCTGCCCAATTGGTTTGAGGGCCAGCATTCATCAAGCCAGTTTTAGTCGTCCAAAAATCGCCAGATTGAACTTCCTCATTTAATAGCTTTTCTGTGCGTTTGTATTCGGGGCTGGGTGTTGGCCGCGGCCTTTGGGCAGGTTCTGACCCACGGGTCAGGTTTTCAGCGTTCTCCTCCTTGTCATACAACGGCAATCCAAATTGATTGCCGAATGAACGTAAGGCTCGCTTGATCGCGTCGGTCTCCGCACCTTTGACAGCGTTTTCATGATCGTGACTGTTGTCACCTCCCCAACCCTCGCGGGTCACACCACCAGCGCGAACGCGAACGCGGGCAATGTAGGTGATCGGGTTTTCTTTTACACATTCCATATGAACGGTTTCGCAGCTCCAGCCATCAAACCCAAAAATTCGGTTGGCTTCGGCAATTGCGTGTTCACCAGAAATGTAATCAAGCGTTCGACCACCAGCGCCTTTGCGTTTTTTGACGTTGTTTAGATCAAGCGGCGCAGCCAAAGCGTCTTTGGCGTCTTGATTTAAAAGAATCGTAGACATGTCCATCAGTTATAAGCCCATTGGGGCAGTGAAAGGGTTTGCGGTTGGAGCGGGGTATGGCCTGGCCAATTATTAAAAACTTGGCAGTTTGCGATTAGGTCTAAGGCCTTATGGCGTAGGTAACGGCCCTCTGCAATCGCGTCATCGTCAAGTTGATAAACACCGATTTGAAAAGGCGGCTCACGTTCAACGACCACAAAGACAAACCGTTTCATCTGAGACATCTCCAGATAATGAGCTGCCTGCAGGTGGTAAGAAAAATTGGCTACCTGTTTGACAAAGTTGGCTGGGCTTGCCCCACCAGCGGCCACCGTCTTGAGATCGACGATGGTGTCGCCAGGTGTAATCCAATCCAGTCGAGCCTTCATAGGCAAGGCTGTTCGGTCATCTTCGCTAAAAAAGGACTGCTCAGCCAAACCATCAACAAAGAACCTGTTGCACAAACGGTTGGCGCTGACGGCGTGATTCATACCCAGGGCCTTTTCGTACTGGCCCAGAGTGATGGGTTGCCGTCCGCTCTCTACGGCTTCCTTAGCCTCTTCCTTCCCTGCCTTGGTGTTGCGTGGGCCGCAAACCTTGTATGTGGCGTTGAACTTGTCAGGCTCAAGAATGAAAGCGTGGGCCAAGGTGCCTTCAATCATCTGAGGGCTGGGCTTCCGTTTAGCACGCCCGTCTTCGTGCTTCATCCAGTGGAGAAGTTCAGGGGACTCCAGGGCCTGCTTCATATCGCTCTGGCTGTAGCCAGGGTTGCTGAAGTAATCGGTTTCAGAAACGTTCATTAAACGTCCTCTCGGCTCCAGTGGATAGAACCGGGGCCATACCTGCTTTCAAACTCAGGCCAAGCCCGCAACATCCTGCCCACGTTGTCCGGGTCCGCAACCAAACCAGCGGTGGCCAGTTTGCGAAAAAAATCGCCACCATGGATTTGGGCAATCTGGAACATGCGGAAGATTTCGCTTTGGGTCATTTCAGGCTTAAAGTCGGTTTGGGCAGACCCCAAAATCTCGACCAGGGGTGGTTGTAACACTGGGGTTTGTCCTCCTATTTGTTGAGTTGCTCGCAGGCGGCCTGCACGCCCAGGCGGCAGTCGCGTTCCGTCATCTGGTCAAGGGTGCCATTTAAAGAAATCCAGAATGCACCACCAAACAAGACAAACAAAGCGGCAGTAAACAATGGAGCAAACCACCGCGGGCTTTCAGGGTGGTGATACAGCTTGGTGCTTTCGTACTGCAATTTTTTCATTGGTTGAGAGGGGTAAGGCCCCCGGAGGGGCCGGGTAGGTCAAACGCGAGAAGACAGTTCGGCCTGGATCATTTCGACGTTTTCCAGAAGGCGTGCCTTACGGGCTGCGCTGTTGGTCAGCTCTGCCTGCATCGACATCTCGCAGGAGTTGTCCATTAGTTGCAGGGTGGGGATGGCTTTGCAGCGTTCGGGAGTCCAGAAGTTCATTGGGGTGGTTGCTTGAACTGAAACCAGTATGACCATGCCCTGGTGGGCTTGTTGTGCCTATTGTGCAGCTAGGTAAATTGGCATAAAGAGAGGCCCGAAGGCCTCAGATCTCAACAGCTCCGCCTTCTTTAAGACTTGACCACAGCATCCTGGCTTCTTTCTTGCTGAAGATGAAAGAACCAGCCCAGTCGAATTTTGACTTGATGCGGTGGTGACGAACGGACTTGCAAACGTTGACTTTCTCTTCACCGACCGAAAAAGCAAACTTCTGACAGTCGTCGAGGAGAAGGGTGTGAATGGCCATGGGGTGGTTGCCTGAACTGAGGTCAGCATGAATCAGGCTGCTGCCCATTTGCAGGGGATTGTGCAGCTATTTAGAGCGGCACAACCTAAGAGTGCAGGTTTAAGCCGCGCACATATATCGGCTGCACCCATCTCAAAACGCTTTGCCTGCGGCCTGCTCCAGCCCAGTAGTGGTGCCAATGGCCCCTGCGCCAGTGCGATTTGAAAACCCGCCTAGAGCTTTGGTCACTTAGCTGATCGCTTTGAACTGTTTTGCATTTGAAATTTTTACCAATCCAAGAGATTGGATATTTAGCCTTGATTCGTTTTCCGGCGTGTCTTTTGCCACTAATTGCGTTTGGAAAAGGCTCGTGCTGTAAATAATTTTTTTCGTAGTTGTATATAAGAATTATATTTTTAATTAGATTTCTCATTTTGATCTGAGCTGAGCCAGGAAAAAGAAAATCAGTTGTTGCCTTTTGCGGAATGGTTGTCTGGCCAGGGCCGTTAAAATAAACCTCAGCAGTTTGATCTAAGGGTTCTGACCAGTCTATTCCTGCCCCAACAAGGGCACCTTTGCCACAGTTGATAAAGTACAAATCATAAAAATCATCTTTGCCTACAATCGTCATTTCTGTTTTGTAACCAAACACTCTGTTTGCAGTTGTCACGCCAAACTTATACCCTGCGTTTGATGTAATAAGAAAACAATCAAGGCCTAGGTGTTTAAGTTCTAAAGTGTCTTTTAAAAAATTTACCGGCAAACAAATAAAGAAAGAATCAATAACTTTTTTTGGCACCCCCTGTGGCGGCACGTCTGTATTAGCCAAAGCCACTGCCATTTCTTTTGTTATGTAATATGTTGGAATTTTTTTAAAGTAAGCAGTGGTAAGCATTGGGATTGAAAGGTTCATCCCAATCCTGCCTTTGTAAGGCCATAGAGCGGCATTTCTGTTTTCGATAGTTCCTGTATCTTCAACAGTACAGGGCCGCAAATGCTCAAACACATAACGTGGCGTTATGTATTTGCAAAAAGCCCTTACTGTTTTTTGCCAGTCACAATAACCGCGGGGCGAGCTATACCTATCAATAAATCTCCTGTGAAATTTTGTAGTTTTGGCGTTGTGCGGATGTTCAATATCTGCTGAATTTAAGAACGCTTGAACGCCTTCATCTGAAATCCTTATTGAACCTGCAAGGTTTTTAAGGACCGTACTAATCGATGAATAGTAATCGCTCGTCATTGAGATTCCTCGGTTGACTGGTTTGTAGTTGCGTCAGTTGTGGCCGCGGCCTTCTTTGCCTCAAGGTCACTTAAAGCCTTTTGCCACATTCCATTGACTTCCTGCATGTGGGCATACCAATCCTTGGCCACCTGTGCCGATCTTGCCCTCTGCAACTCCTCCCATTCAGCAAGTTTTCTCTGCTTCTCAACCTCTGCGATTTGCTGTTGCTGTTTTCTCTCCTCACGAGCTTTGCAATGGTTCATGACGTGGCACAGCAGTTGCTTTGGGTCATAGATCACTTGCCCCTTCTTTTTGCCGTATTGGAAAAACCCAGACTTCAGAGGGCCACCTGTGCTCCATGGGAAATTTTTGCCATCCACCATTTCTTGGATGACGTTGTCACCAAGTTGCCTTTTTCCCTCAACAGTCTTGAACATTTTGTGATCAATAATGATTCGGCGCACTTCGCCAAATGCCTTTGAACTTTCAAGCCATCCTTGTTCCTTAAAAACTTCTAGCTTTGCGTCAAGCTCAGCTTTGGCCTGCTGCTTCCGCGCTATTTCTCTGCGTTTAATTTCTTCGCGTACTTCGTCGGCCAGCCGCTCAAGTTCTGCGTCGGTCAGGTGCTTGAAGTTGCCGTAAGACTTTAGTCTGCCCGCACTCCTGCCAACAACCACTTGTGGCCGAACTACAAGTTGAGCGGCCTTTGCTTGCTTGAGGGTCTCTAGCTCCTGATGCCATTGCTCGTACTTGTCGGGGTCATGACCCATCTGGGTGATCTTGTCTTCAAGCCATGAGCGGCGCTTTTCAGTGTTTTCGTGCTCGCCATACATCGGATTGACGTATTTGCTCATTGAAGTTCCTCCCGAAGGTTTTCGATTGCGGCCAAAATTTCGTCGGCGCTTCCCTCGCCAATGTTGTTGATCAGCAGCAGGTCTCGTCGGGTCAACGTCATCACGGCCCCCACGTTTTTATAACCACGCCGCCATAAGGCGTTATGGGCACGAATCGTGAGCATTAGCCGCTGCAGTGGCATCTCGTGCAGGCTTTCTTCTTTAGAAGGCTCCAGGACCTCGCATAGATCACGAATGTCTTGGCGGGTTAAAGATTTACCTTCTGGGGTGTCCCAAGCCAAAACCCCGCTAGCCAAGTCTTGACGAATGAGCGAGGCAATGTACGAAAGCTGAGGTTTACTTAATTGCATCAATTTAGTCAAAATCTTCCTCGTAAGGTTCGTTCACAATGTCAACCCAAAGACTTTGAAAATCTTTTAGGCTGTAGACATACATGACGCTCGTGTTTTGTTGAAAAGACCAACCGTCTTTTAACATCACACAATATGGCGCATCAGTATCTGAAGGATCAGTTGGCTGAATGTATTCAATGGCCAAAATGCCGGGATGGGCGCGGGCCTCATCCCATGAGCGTGGTTTTCTCATAGAAAACTTAAAACCTCAAAACTGGGCAGCTAGGCCGGTGGCCAGATGCTTGAAGAAATGGTGAAAGTCGCCGTTGCGAAAGTCGAGCTGTTGAAGGACGCCGGTGATTTGCTGGCGTTCCTGACCCTTGGTGCTGAGGATGCGGTCGATTACAACATCGGTAGTGATGATGTGTGAATCGCCGGTGGTGGGGCTGGTTACTTCGTAGGTCTGGATGGTGAAGTCTTTTTCAGCAAAGAAAGTAGAAAGGTTCATTGGGGTGGTTGTCTGAACTGAACCAAGTATGCAGCCGAATGATGGCCTTGTTGTGGGGATTATGCAGCTTATTTAGTTGGCACAACCCACAGGGCCCTTAGGCCAGGGCGCTCCAGTTGTTCATCCATTGCTTGCAGGCCTTGAGCGATCCGGAGAACGTGAAGCCCTCGGCCTTGGGGTTAGGACGGAAACAGGCGGTGTAGTGGCGCATGCCACCTTGAGCAATGCCGCCAGCGGGCTGGTCGGCGAAGATAGATCCAACTTGCTGGCCGTTCATCTCTGCGGTGTAGATGCCGGTGTAGATGCGAGTGATGTTCATGGGGTGGCTGACTGATCTGAAACCAATATGACCCCGGTTTAGTGGGTCTATGGTGGGTATTAGGACAGAGTTTCTATTGTCACACTTGCCCCTGGACGTTCTCCAGGATCGCAGTATCTCTGGCACGCACTCAGCATTACAACGCAGCAATCATCGGTAATTGCTGCCCCGGTCAGCCCATCCAGCAGGCTGCGGCAGCATTTGTCAATGTCGTTTCGTTTGACGGTGTAATGCCTGCGAGCTGATGGACGCAAATTGCCTTTCGCCCCAAAATCACCTTTAGGGCGCAGAAACCGGAATTCAACGGTCACGCTGCAGGCTTCGTCAATCAGTTCTTTGCAGGCAAACAATGCCTCAGTTCTTACGGCGTCTCTCCAAGGCGCGACACGTTGTGAGGCTTCTCGCATCCCGTAACGGGTGCGAATTTTTGACCCTTGTGGTGCGGCTTCGATGCCTGAAATTTCGATGTCGTAACGCATAAAAAAGCGGGGTGTACTAGGCCCCGCTGATCTCATTCATGCTCATCAACCTTAATCCATGTCGTTTGTTCCGCAAGGCGTTCCGTTTACATCTCTCCCAACAGCATTACGGGGAAAACTACAACCCAATCAACTAGCAGTTTTGTGGGTTATTCAAACTTACGCGGGAGCCAATGCTAATTGCTGGCCAAGCGTACAAACCATCGCAGATGGTGCCTGCATGTCGCGTCGTTGTGCCATCACAACCGTGGGTCAACTGGAGTCGCTTGGTTACTTGCAACGCGAGCGACGATTCAAGAATCGCGGCGACCAAAGCACCAACGTTTACAGGGTCACCGTCAACCACCACACCAACGCTCCAGACCCCCATGCAGAATTTGCACCCCCCCTGTGCATTTCCTGCACCCCCCCCGTGCAGAATTTGCACTACCCCCGTGCAGAATTTGCACCCGAACTAAATACAGAAGAACTAGATACAAAAGAACTAAAAACAGCCAGTAAAGGTTCAAAAGGCCAAAAGCGAGGCCGTTTGGCCTATTCGCCAGAATTCCAGGCCTTTTGGAACCAGTACAAAAAAGCTCCTAAACGAGCACAAGGCGGCTCGAAGTCCAAGGCCTATGCCGAATACAAAAAGCTCGCCAGAGACATCCAGGAGGCTCTAGAAGGCGCTTTAAGGTCTGCCATCAAGGAAAGGGCCAGAGCAGAGCGAACAGACGGCTTCGGGGCCTTTTTCCCCCATTGCTGTCGTTGGCTTAAGGATGGCTACTACGAAGACTTTCTTGAAACTGCCACGTCCAATCCCCAAAAACCCAGCCACTTAGACCATCCTGACGCCCAGGAAGGTGATCCCTTCTAAAAAACCACCCCAAAAGTCATGACCAAACATTGGCCTAAAGAAGAAGACCGCGGTTATCGACGCGGATTTGATCAAGGCGTTGCCGCTTTGGCTTACGCGCTTGGCCTCAAAGACTGTGATTTGCAATATCTTGCTTGGAAGAAACGGGTTAGAGATTTCAGAAATTATCGGCTTGAGGAAGCTCCCTGCTGGCCCACCGACGAGGAAAAGGCTGAGCTACGCCAGGTTTTTGGTGTCAACAGCTGATGCCTTCATCTCATAAGCGGTCTTCCCTGGATCGTGACACCACCTTCTATGCCCCGAAGGTTTCTTGTTTCGCTTGTTTCGACACTGGACTTGTCACAAATGGCGACGGTCTCCTGAACCATTACTTACCCGATTACGACGCCGAAATTATCGACGGCAACACCCATCGGCATGGTGGCTCAGATTTAGCCGTTATTTGTCATTGCGTGGCTGCTTACGACTCTCAAGATCAAGACGCCGAAACCACACGCGCCGGGTTCCGCGATTCCTCTGGAGTTCGCTCAACCGAAACCAACGGCCGCCAACAACTTCTCGGTGTAAATGTTGATAAAGACATTATTCGTGATATTCACCGTCAACGTCGAGCAAATTGGGAGGCAACAGCGCGTGATATCAACTCATTAAGACAACAAATCCGAGCGGGTGTCACCCCGCAACTTCCTGCATATATTGCTGACGTGAAAAAGAAGCTCAAGAACGTTCAGCAGCTTCTACCCTCCATCGATTAAATGAAACTCGACACTCCCAGGCAGCGGCCTGTGCTCCTTCGCTTGCAAGTTCTTCTTGACGACTCTATGGCCGTCTCTCGTGCAATTTTTGACAACACTTTCGAGGATGTTGAACCTTTACCCAAAGAAACCTATGAATTTATTTCAGATCAGCTAAAAGAAATCGATGAAATTCTTCTGATGTCAACCGATGGCTAGAGTCACAATCACCCTTCAAGATGACAAAGTTGACGCATATCGCCGTATTGCAAAATACGAACTGAAATCGCTTTCAACTGTTATCGCTGAACATCTCAACACTTCAGAACTTCGCCCCACAACATCCCAGTTCTATCAAGCTGCTAATGACGTTCACCGCAAGCTCAATGGTTTTCTTTCGCGCGATCAAGCAAACCACATAACATCCATAGTCCTGCATTCCCTGCACGAGGCCTCAAAGCCCTGTTAACCTCAGGGCATGGCTGGCAAATCTACTAACCTCCAAATAGACGAGCGGATAAATACCGTTTATAAGCTTCTGTTGGAGGGAAATAGTAGAACCCAGATCCTGCAATATGGCGCGGATGCCTGGGGCCTTGGTACGCGCCAACTAGAGGAATACATCAAAAGGGCACGTGATCACCAGCGTCTTGACGCTGAACTTGAGCGGCCCGAGTGGCTTCATGAGTCACTTTGTGCTCTCAAAGACATCCAGCGCAAAGCCACCAATAAAAACCAATACAGCACAGCCCTCAAAGCCATCGAACTACAAGCTCGGCTCCTGCGCTTTGAGATGTCATGAGCTTGGCTGATGATGTTGTAGGCAGTGAGCCGCTGCTAGCCCCGATCCTTGACCTTCAGCGATTCAGCAAGCCGACTACTTCAGAAGTCTTGCAGCGTGTTCAAACGGGGTTACTTCCGCATCAGATCGCTTTTTGCCAGGACATAGAACATCGCAAACTGGGCCTGGTATGTGGGTTTGGAGCGGGCAAAACCTATGGCTTGATTTGCAAAAGTCTCTATATGGCAGCCCTAAACGTGGGTCACGTTTCTGCCCTGTTCGAGCCGATCGCACCAATGCTGAGAGATATTCTCATGAGAACCATGGACGAGCTGCTGCAGAAGTGGGAAATCCCCTATGACTTCCGGGTAAGTCCATTGCCCGAATATCGAATTCATTTCAGAGAGGGCTCGCATACAATCCTGCTTCGCACCATGGAAACAGCTAACAGGATCCGTGGGCAAAACCTCTGCGCTGTTGGTTTTGATGAGGCCGACACGGCAAGCAAGACCGTTGCAACCCAAGCCATGCGCATGGCCCTTGCCCGTCTGCGCTCTGGCAACGTCCAGCAGTTCTATGCGGCCACCACACCAGAAGGTTTTGGGTGGGCGTTCGATACTTTCGAGAAAAACGCAGGCGATGACACCGCGTTGATTCGCGCTAAAACTACGGATAACCCTTTCCTCCCAGAAGGGTTCATTGATTCTTTACTACAGAATTACCCAGAGCAACTCATTCAGTCCTATCTAAACGGAGTTTTCGTCAACCTGAACACTGGTCAGGTTTACGACCGTTTTGACCGAGCGAAGCACGTCATTGAGACGGCCCCGGTCAACTTGGACAACGAGCCACGCCACTGGGGTTGTGATTTCAATATCGGGAATTGCAACGCGGTCTGCGGGGTACGCCTGGGGAATTCATTTCTTCTGATCGACGAAGTGAAAGCCCATGACACCGACTCAATGGCAAAGGCCATTAAAGAAAAATCAGCTCACCTACAAGTTCCTGTATATGTCTACCCTGACTCATCAGGTGCAAACCGCAGCACGAATGCCGCGAGAACAGATGTTGAGCTGCTGCAAATGGCCGGTCTCTCGGTCGTAGCTGGCAAGTCAAACCCTTTAATACGAGACCGTGTTGCTGCTGTGCAGGCCCTGCTTGAAAACGGAAAGGGTGAGGTCAGGCTTCAGGTGCTTGAGAAGTGCCACCGAATGATCGAGTGCCTAGAGCTGCAGGGTTACTCAGAGCGCAATCCTGAACAGCCGGACAAGGAAGGTGGATATGACCACCTGACGGATGCTCTTGGCTACGCGGTTTGGGCTCTATACAACCCGCTACACGTCCGAGCAGGGCGTGGCACCGGATTCCGTGTCTATTAACATCAAATTATTGGAAGGGGCTTAGCCGTGTATTCATCTGGCATTGGTGGCGCTAAGCGTGTTGGCAACGTCAGCACCGTTGATTCACCGAATCAGGCCTTTATGAATATGGCCGACCATTGGAGCTTGCTCGAAATTTTGTTGGGCGGCACCTATGCACTGCGTAAAGGCCATAGGAAGTACCTGCCTCAATATCCACGAGAGGACGACCTCAGCTATGACAACAGACTAAAAATCAGTTGCGTCTCACCCTTCTACGCTCGCATCGAAAAAATGTTGGCGGGCATGTTGACCCGCAAACCGGTCAGATTGACCGATGTTAGTGACACG